TATAAAGGGTGGACACAAGGTGGACAAAACCACAATTCAGCACCTTGTGAATCTTCTACAGCCCTTGTAGAATCAACGATTCAAGCAACAATGTTTGAATTTCTTACCACTTCCGCATGGACTTGTAAAACCATAACAGAATATCATTTTACATCATTTTCTATCATTTGCCAATGGCTAAATCCCTTGTGGTTAAAGGGAAAATAGGTTTTTAATATCATTTTGTATCATTTATTATCATTTAAAATCTTTTGTGCAGGGTGGACACAAGGTGGACATTGTCCACATCCAACACCCTATATCACATCAAAAGCCACTTAGCTGTGGCTTTTTTGATTTTAGAAAATTTTGTGTATTATGTCAATAGACAATCAAAATATAAGGAGTTATATTGTATTCAAATTTTAAAAAGGAGTTACAATATGAAAAAGAAGAACAACAAAAATTTATTAATTGGTATCATTGTATTTTGGGTTTTATTTTCTATAACAAGCAATAAAACAAATACTGATAACAATTCACCAAGCACAACAGAATCCATAACCACACAATCTATAACTACAGAAGCAACCACAACCGAAGCAGCCCCTGAAGAGTCAAAACCTGAATTTTCTATGTACTCTGATGATGACATTGGTGCAACAAAACACACCCTTGTTGGTGCAGAAAATGTAGAACCTTCAGGAACATATAAAATTGTATGCACTAAAGGGCATGGATGCTTAAATATTAATGATGAAGAACTATTTGTATTTGCTGTTGATGAATACAAAGGAACTGAATACAGTGGTTTAACCTACACAGAAGAAATGACAATAGAATTAAAAGGCAGTGATGCATTGTTAAGCAGGGCATTTAATTCATCAGAATTTAAACTTGAATTTTATCTTGTAAACTAACGAAAAAAGGGGAGATATATTCTCCCCTTTTTATGATGCCATTCAATTCAACCTGCTTGTATGTTTTACATTCAATATAATAACAATATCTTCTTTTACTTCATACAAGATAGCATATCTTTTGTAATACAAAGCCCTGATTGTTTGATCGTCAGGATTCAAAGGTGGACACCTAAAAGGAAATGACTTCAGATGTTCAACCTTGTCCCTTATATCCTTAATTATCTTCAAAGTATATTCAGCATCCTGTGTTTCTTCAAAGTAGTATTCAAACATATTTCTGAAATCATTCTGTGCTTCTTGCGTTATTTTTATTCGCATATTCTCTCTCTATATCCCCCATGAAATCATCAAAATCAACCAATTCTTCCCCTTGCTCTTTGTACCTTTTAATTGAATCTACTGCTGATTTGTAAAGTCGCATTTCCTCTTTCATTTTCATATATTCCCCATGTTCCAATATAACAAGATGCCCTGTGCCATTCTTTGTAATGAATACAGGTTCTTTTTGCTGTGTGACTATCTCACTAATCATGTTAGTGTCACGCATTGCACTAATAGGCAGAATTTCCATTGTATCACCACCCTTCTTTATTAGTATATGCTATGTACAAAATAATGTACAATATTATGCACAAAATAAAAAAGGGCAGATTGTTCTGCCCTATTCTCTAACAACACCAATACAAGTTCCTATGTAATCAATTTCATCCATTCTATTCAATACAATGTCTTTTCCATGACCATGTAAGCATCTAAGCCTATATTGACCATCTTCTTCTATGTATTGCCTGATATATGCTCTGTCACCCCTGAAAAATGCTGCGTGTTCTTTATTGTTTGGAAATCTATCTTCAATTAAGATTATATCCCCTTTGCAATATACAGGCACTAAATCATTGTTTGTCATTTCAATAGCTGTATATGCTTCTTTTACTGATGTATATATTTCAGTGCTTTCACATCTATCATATACGATACCTTCACGAATATTCCCCTGTGGAATAAGACATGGAATCTTGTGTTTGCTGAAGGATTCCCTTTCTGTCTTTGCTGACACAGCTTCATATTTGGCTACAAACCTAATAATACTTTTGCCATGTGTTCCACATTGCCTGTAATAGTTTAATATATCCCTTTCATCTTTTGTATGTGGACATTCACCCATCAGGCAATTAATGCTATGACCTAATACCTTTGACATTGCCATTAATGTTGATACTCTTGGATCAGCAGTTTTTCCCCTGCATATATTTTTGACAGTATCAGAAGATATATCCTCATACTGTTCTTCTACCAAGTCGGCAAAATATTGAACAGACCACCCTTTTGCACTTAAAATGTCCGTTATTCTTTTTCTTAAAATTGTAATCATTCATCCCCCTGTGGCAGATTTGCCACCTTTCACATCATTTTTCGACAAACAAAATGGTAAATTAAATCTTTCGATTTGTCAATAAATGGAATATATTTTATTCATCAAATACGAAAGGGGAAATGCAAATGCAAGCCTTACAAGCAAACGATATTAAAATTGAAACAAAGAAAATTCATGAAGTCCTATTATGCATAGGCATCCCACCGAACCTTTTGGGATATAGTTATATTCTATATTCTTTAGAAATTATATTATTGAATCCTTTGTATCTAAACGCAATAACGAAAAGATTATATATAGACATTGGGAAAAAGTTTGATGTTAGCCCTGCAAGTGTAGAAAGGGCAATGAGAACAGCAATTAATGTTGGATGGCTGCATGGTAATGTAGACTATATAGACAGTGTATTCAGAAATTGTGTGAACCCAATCAAAGGTGTTCCATCAAATTCATTATTCTTATCAAGGTTGTTTTATTATTTCAATTCTGAAGAAGTAGAATAGTTAAGGGCAGGATTTTATTCCTGCCCTTCTATCTTATCTATAATATACTGATTTAATGATTTACCTTCTGCTTCTGCCTTTTGCCTGTATTCCTCTTTCTTGCCTTTTGGAACTCTAATTCTAATATCATCAAGCTTCTTTAAGTATTCAGCAGAAGCCTTTGCCTGTGCTTTGGTGTATGTTGCACCCATGTTATCATTCCTTTCTTTTAAAGCAACTTTTCTCTTGTCTTATACTTCAACACTTTCAAATTCAGGTTCTATCCCTAATTCCTTATAATATTTTTTGTATTCTCTTTTTATTTCTTGCACTTCATTTGAAAATAAGCAAGTACCAACCTTATCCCCATTACAATATAAATCATAGAGTTTTGATTTGTTTTTTTGCTCTGCTATTTTCGATCCCATCTAATCACCCCTTTTAAAACTCTTCAAATCTTGCAAATACTGCATAAGGATGTGCTTCAATAAACTTATCAACTGCTTCTTCTGCACTATATAAATCATTACTTCTGTATGATGATTCAATTCTTTCTCCCTGTGAATAAAAAATGAATGTCCATAAATCATCACTTTCACATAAATACTCAACAATAGCATTATCAATCATACCTGTAGCAACTTCTCTTTTCTCGTTGTCTTGAATCTCGTCTGCGTACTGCTCTGCTATATACTCATTTACTTCCTGTGCTGTTAAAACTTCTCTCATATCCTTCACCTTATAATATTCCTTTCTTTATCTTATGGGTATATGTTACCATATATTTATATATGTGTACATATACACAATAGACAAAGATTTCCATGTTTTTATGTTAAAAATGTACAATAAAAATAAGGGCAAAGGTATTTATAACCCTTGCCCTTTTCAAAAGCCCTTTTCTGCTTGCGTATCTACCCCAAATTTCAATTTTTATTGCGTACCCTAAGACTTATGCACCTAAATTCTAAAAATCGAAATTCAAGCCAAATACAAGCTATGATTGATGCTCTAAATCATCAATTCTATGATTTGCCACACTGATTTTTTCTTTCAGAAGTGTTTGTTCCTCTTCAAGATGATACATTCTTTCTACAAGATGATTGTGCTTTTCCACTCTCTTTGACAATTCTTCAAGCTTATACTCTGTGATTTTTCGTGTGGCTGATGCCTGATAAGTGCTGTTGATTGAACAGGTGATAATTGCAACTACCCCTGTTATTACTGTTACTATAATTTGTGTCATTTCTCTTCCCTTCCTCTTGTGTGTATTGTATCTATTTAAACACCTAAAACATAACGCAACACAAACCTTTTATTGTTTAGTGTTACCCCACTTCCTGTTAAGGTGATTCCATTGTTTGCATGACCTGTGATTCCATCATCCCTCATATATAGATATTTGGTTGCTATGTATGCACCATTACTTGTTGACATCCAAAAACAGTGACCTGATCCTGAATGCAAATTCAATAATTGTTTAGGGATGAAGTGGCTTGTGAATGTTTGGTTCTTGACTTCTTCATCATAGTATTCTGAAAACACAAGCACAATTCCTGAAGGCTGTTTGCTTGCAGGTTCTGAAAATGTAATCTTGTGTGTTTCTGTCATATACATTCCACCTGTCCACAGTATCTTTCCTTTGCCATCATGAACAGTATGCCAATCCCCCCAAGCACTTTGATAATAGGTTCGTTCATAGATGCAACCTTCATCTTTTGTTCCCCTGTGGGCTATCTGTAACCTTTGTCCACTGTTTCCTTCAACTAATACAATCAGGCTTCCTGTTGCAGTACCATCCCAAGGCTTATTCAACAAAGAACCTGAAATTGCTGTTGTTGGTATGCAATAGAATCCTGGTTCAAGAATAGCATTCAAATCCTGTCCACTTTGCAGATAAGTCACTGAAGATGGTGTTTCTGCATTGCTGAAGTATGCAGGCAAGGCAAATTCAACTGCATCCTGTTCTGATACCTTACCAAATGCAATTCCCTTTCCTGACGCATTGAAATCCATTAAGGTAAATGCTGTTGCAACCTCTGCAAAGGCTGTGGCTGTTCCAAAGAAATCTTTTACCACCAAACGCAAATCATATGATGTGTCAGGGTTCAAGTCTATATTCAGAAGCATATTACTGTCATAAGAATATGTGCTGCCTTCTTCAACCTTTTCCCATGTACTGCTTGTCTTTTCCTTTTTTTCAACATAGTAACTCTTGGTGTTTTTATCACCAACAGCAGACACAGAAAACTTTGCCCTGCATAATGCCATTGTTCCTGCATCATCTGCTGAACCAAGCCCATTTGCCCTGATTGCTGTGAATATCGTTATTGTAGGCACACTGTAGGCTATAACAGTGACACTTTTTGTTGTTGTGGCTGTTCTGCCCCTTGAATCCGTAACAGTAACAGCAACATTCACTGTTCCACTACTTGTCAGCACTCCACTTGTGAAAGATGCTGTTGTGTAGTTCTTGCCAAGAATGGTTGTCTTGTAAGTCTTAATAGTAGAGGAATAAACCCCTGCTGCACTCACTGTAACCTTCAATTTTGACTTATTTTGCACATACCCACCGAATTGTGCATTGATGCCTGAAACTGCTTCAGATAAGCCCACAGACGATATAGAAGGCACAACAGAAGATGGCACAGTAATCTTGAATGTCTTTGATACTGTGCTTCCAATCTTGGTGTTTCCTGAATATGTAGTGACCTGCACTGTTGCTGTTCCACTTGTTGCATTTGGTATTGCATTCATCCATGATGTAGGTATTGCATAGGAAGTTGATGTTCCAACCCCTGTTGTTGTTTTTGAGTAACTGCCAATCTTCCAAACTACTGTATGTGTGAATGAAGATGATGCCCTGCTTATATTCACTGTACAGGCATTTGTTCCATTTACAGCAACAGAAGCTGTCACAGATGAAATGGAAGATGCTCTTGCAATAGTATCAAATACACCATTGCCTGATGCTGTGACATTGCCCCAATATGTGCCTGATAATGTGACATTGATTCCTGCTGTGGCTGAAAATGCACAGGTTTTTGTTCCATCTGCATTGTGATGTACTGTCACAGATTTTGTGAACAATGTCTTTGTTTGGTTGCCTGAAAGTTGTGCTGTGAATGTGAAGCTGTACTTTGTGCCATTTATAGTGAGTGTTCCACTCTTTGATGCACTTGAATTGATTGTGTAACTACTACCTAATGAAACAAGCTGAACCTTTGCTGTGACACTTGATGTGTTGTCTGCAACACTTTGTGAAGTGACTTCCCACGCAACCCTGATTGCATAGCCTGTCCTGAATGTATTATTAAGTGTTCCTGAAGAAGCCATATTTCTTTCTTTCCTTTCTGACCTTTCAATGTATCTTCTTCAGTAAATAAAAAACACCCAAAATTAATTGGATGTTTTCTCTTCATTTGCATATTTCCAATGCATCTTTCCTGCTGTTTTTCTTTTCCCTTGGCACACTTGGCTTATATGTCCTCTGCATACCCCTGTTATCTCTTCAGCCAATTTTGCATAAGGGAAAGTCCTATCTAATTCAACACAATACACAGCCCTTGCCATTGGATGGTTTTCTTTTGCAGTTTTGCCCTTTCTTCTTTCCCCTATCAATTTCTTTGTTTCTTCAGAATGTTTTTGTGTATGATAGGCTTTCCCTATTTTTGCAACACTCATTTTCTTTCTTGATTCTTCAGAAACAACCCTTCCTGTCATAGATTCTCTTATGTTCTTTATTCCTTTTGGGCTGATATGTTTGACACCTTTAACACTGCCTTGTGATAGATTATATCCATATTTTGAATCAAATGTTTTGTACTTCAAAATCAAAGCACTTTCCACTTCATATGCCATTTCTTTTGACAGATTATCAACAAGTATTTCATGTTTAACATTCACCCATCCGTAATGCATAATATCTTCAAACATGTTTGTGTTTGGCTTGTATTTAACACCACTGCCTTCCCACCTTTTTGAAGGATTGCAAGAACAACCTATGTAAAGCTTACCATTAGGGAATATGTGAACATATACACTATATTTCTTCATATAACTCACCCCCTTAATGATATATTACCATAATTTTACATTTTTGGCAACCTTATATTCAAGAGATGCGTTTAAAAGAAAGGTTGCCATTTGCTCTAGGCATAAAGGCAAAGCTTCCAAGCCTTAATGAATTTGTGTACTCACCATCTGTGACAAATAACTTTCTATCTGTGAAGTATGCAACTTCTGCACCTTCCTGGATAAATGATATTTTGTCATTAGCAATCTGAAGTTCAAGTTCATTCCCTGCTTCACCTAGAAGAATCTTGCCATCTATGAATCTGATATATTTCTTGATTTCCTCAAACTCTGCATCAGTTCCTGTTGCTAACGCTTCCAAGTCTGCCTGAAATGTTGTGAACTCCAAATTCAATGCATCCTTTGTCAGTTCCAATTCTGTTGATACTGAAGAAACAAGGGCATCTGTATCATCTTTCAAATAGTAGTTTTCAGACACACCAAGCAGGATATTTTCAGCACTTGATGAAATAGAAGCCTGAAGGTTCTGTTCTGTCTGATATATCTGCTCATTGATGCCTGTTACCTCTTCCTTGATGACTACAAATTGATTTTCCTGATTTGACAGGTTCTTTTTTGTCTGCTCTGTCAGGGATTCCACAGCACCACCCAATGTCAGCTTGTTTGAAGATGGATCATTCAAGCTTATTGACAGTTTGCTGACCAAATATCTTTCATTGATGCCATGTGGCTTGCTTGTTACCTGTATATATGTACCAAGATGAAATGATTCTACAGGTTCAATTCCGTTCAAGTCTGCTGCTGTCAGTTCCAATGAATCAGCCGATTGTGTCAACCCTGCAAGGTATTTGATACCTTCTGCCAATAACTCTGAAGCATCTGTTATCTCATCCCATATATAAAACTTTGTTATCCTGCCATACTTTGCAATGGCATCTGCATCCTCTATATAGTCAATATCATTGTTTACTGACTTTATAGACAGCCTTTCACCTGTTTCATTTCCTTCTTCATCCTTAATCTTTGCCCCAAGTGGAAGCAATACAGTTCCTATATCCTCACCCTTCCTGATTCTTTTCATATCAAGAAGGTTCTTTGCAAACTCTATCTTCTGTGATGACAGAAGGGAAAAGTCTGAAAGATAATCAATATAGTTAATTCCACCTTCATTTCTTACTTGGATATAGCCCCCAAAATCCTGAATGAGTTTATCAATCACTTCCCATGTTGGAATGTGTTCTTCTATCACCCTGCTGAAGCCCTCTATTTGCCCCACAGTGACATTTCCAAGTGTGAAGGTGTGTATTTCATCAACTTGTGAATTATGGGCTGAAATTAAGGCTTCAAGAAAGCCTTCAAGTGTTCCTGAATAAGTCAATGGTCTTTGGATCGAATCAAGCAAAAAAGCAAGCTGTCCTTCACAGACAACCTGCTTTTCGTCATAAAACCCTAATTCATCATTTAACACCCTGCCCCTAAAAAGCAAATAATCATCCTGATACACAGTGATGATTGATTTTAGCTTCTGAACCATTCCATAATAGGGATGTTCAGGGTATATTGTAAATTCAAATGCCCCTGTTTTATTTACTTCTAAATCAACCTTGGCATTGTTTATCTTTAGTGCATCAATTCTATCATCATGTAAAAGATGATAGCCTGAATACACCTTATACATTTTTAAAGCCTTCCTTCCCTATAGACAAATGATATATTGCCTGTTCCTGATACAGTTACAGTGTTGTTGCCTTCAACCAACTCCAATTCAGGAATTGTGAATGTGCCTGCACTGAATGTTCCTGAATATCCATTAAATGCAATAGTCATTTCTGCATTTGTTGTAATCAATGGCACAACCTTTTTTCTACTGTTATTAAGTGTGATTGTTGCCGAACCTGTGACAGCCTTTGTTACCACTGTTTCTTCAAGTTTATACTTATAAGGCTCTGCATCCACTTCAATGACTATTTCACCAATCTTTTTGCTTGACTTCCATTCATTGATTTTAACCCTACCCAAATAATAATAGGCAGGATCATCATCAAGTATAATCTGCATCTTCCTACCATGAATTGTATCTTGTACTAAGGAATACAATGCAAGGAAGCCATCAGGAATCACATTCATTTTTGTAAATTTAAAAGACAGCAACCTGTTCTTGTATTTTATATCACCGAAATATTCAGTGTAATCAAGAACAGAATCACTGCCTTCTACTTCAATATAATTTGTCTTTGGTTCAGGGCTTTGTATCTCTTTTTCTGAAAGTATCAAGCCCCATTCATAATAGGAATGATAGCTTCCAAATTTAACACCTTTCATAATAACCTGCCTTTCTTTGCGATTTAGCAAGTTATCTTTTGTTTTTTTACTTTAATAATGCAATTATATGACCTTGATATTTTGCCCCTGCTTCAACACCACTGTCATAATTATTATCTGTTGTGAAAATTCCAGAAGTCCATAGTGCAAATTTTCCAAAGATTGCATCTGTACTAGCACTATATTTTCTAAGTTGTATACGAGTACAACCTGCAAATGGGATAATATCAGAAGGCAAAGTGAATATGGTTTGTGTTCTAGTTATTGTACTAGGTGCAATTAACATCAATGAAGCAAAGAGTATTTTTCCATATTTATAAGCATAGGCATAACCACTTTCAGAAGTCCAACCATTTTCCATTGTCAATGGTATTGTTTCTACAGCTAAATTAGAATCACCACCATATAAAGTACCCTTAAACACACTAAAAGTATACGATACAGGGTAATTATTGTTATACTGTTCCATATGAACAGAACCACACCAACCTTCGCTTGTATTTAGTGAATAACCCTCATATCTCCACATTGAACCATGTAATAATACACCCCTAAATGTTCCACCCCCTGCTATAAGGTTACTATTGAAAATAAAACTTGCTAAATCAGTTATAGTATGATTTGCGTCATAGTCCATAGTGATAGCGTGGTTTAAATTAGAGTTTATATCATCAACATCTTTTTTCAGTGCTTCAACTTCTGTTCCAATCAGATTAATACTTTTTGTAGTAGAAAACAGCTTTTCAGGTTCACCCACTGTCAATCCATCAAGTGAAATCCTGTAAAGTGGCATATCTGAAATCAATGTGCCATCCAATATGCTGTTATCATTGTATTCAGGATCATCAGGTGTTCCATCTGTTGATGTTCCCTGAATAACCACCAATGAAGCATTTTCAATATTAGTTGTGGCATCCTTTGTGTATCTAACCACAATCAAATCATTTCTTTTCATGCCTTGTAAACCATTCACAATTTCAACTTCATCATAAGTATCTTTTGGAATAGTAATATGCCTTCCCTGATGCATAATATCACCATCTGCTATTCTAACAAGGTTATTAGTAATTACAGATGCTTCAAGCTGTCCACCTATAGGCAATACATACGATTCAGCACCCACAACACCTGCATTCAACACACCATCCTGTGCTGATTTGATATGTGGTTTGCCCCAATATCCTGTCACTAATTCCATTTTTATCACTCTCCAATCTCATAATCTATAGATTCAGTACCACTTATTATTTTTACAATCTTCTTTGTAATTGGTTGCCACACTGAAAGCCCTGTTGTGTTTTCTGTTGCCCCAACCACATCCCCAATGTCATATTCCTGATTTGCTTCAAAGGATATGCTGACATTGTTGCAATCAGCATATTTTTCTAATCTCTCGATTCCACTTTTGACAAGTTCAGCATAATGATCCAAAACCTTTTCATAATATGCACCTGATATGAATGTTGGTGGAAATTTTTCAACTGTCTTTGTGTAATAAGTGTCATTTTGCCATGTTGGAATGTTTTGTATTCCTTCTGTGTAATAAGTATCAGCAATCCATTCAGGTGCTGCTTGCCATGTTACAAAAGTATAATAGTCATCTGCATTAAAATCAGGAACACTCCTGTAAGTTATTTTTTCATATATCATGCATTCATAGCCAAACTTTCTATCATTCCTGATAATATCTAGCATTCTTCCTTCGGTTACAGCTTCATACCTTACCTTTTCACTTGAAAGCACATTCAAACGCACATAATAATTTGAATAATTTGTTTCAAAATCTTCAGGCTGTTCATATAGTAATACATAAGCATCCTTATATATCGTTTCTACTTTTTTATAATTTCCTGAATCATCCTGCCTGTAATATGCTTCATAGTTCTTTTTCCAATCTTCAGGCTTAAAAGTAACCAATCTATATTCTGAATAGTTGTAAATACTTACATTTTTATAACTGCTTCCTGATTTTACATAGTAAGATGCAAAATTGTTTGTCCAATCATAAGGCTTCTTTATTTGCACTGTGTAAATAATAGCCCCTAAATCTGATACAGGAATATATGTTTCACCACTTTTTTTGAAATACTTCTTATATCCCTTGTTCCAATCATCAGGCTCTGATAACTGCAATGTATAAACATCCCTGTCCACCAATTCAAGATTTTTCATTTTATCTTCTTCCTGTGAATAGTAGTTAGGAAATACTTTATCCCAATTATCAGGCTTATTGATTAGCAATATATAATTTTCTGTTGTCTGTGCTGATGAATAATCATATACTTCTGCAACCTCATCATCACCAAACATGACCTGTTGTGATTTGTCCAAGATATAGTCTGAATCCTGAACAGGAACTTCCTTTGTTGTATATGGCATTATTCCACCATTCTGACCTGAAAACAGATGAATCACTTTTCTGTCTTTCAAATTACCAACACCAAGGCAAACAAGGTGATTAATAGGCTTGTTGTTCTGTGAAATGTTAAAGGTAAGCTGTGACGAATCCCAATCATCCCTTTGGCTGTAATCAATCCAAGGCACAGCAGAAATCTTCACTGTGCCTTCTCTGTATACCATTTTTAGTTTCCCTGTTGGTGCTTTCAGCATCTTTTTCATGGTGCTGTAAGCATCACTATATCTTACTTGGAATCCATGAATTTCTAAGCCTGAATGATTTGTTTCAGCCTGAAAAAGTCCTTCAAGCCCTGCCCTGCTTATTAGCTGTCCAATAACAGCATTTGCATCACCTGATAAAACAAGATAATCACCTTCAGGCTCAACAACCTTCCCTGCCAATATTCCATGCCATGTCCTGCCACTGTATGTTATGGTTCTTTTCCCTGTATCAACAGTTACTTTGTCAATGATTCCACCATATTCAGTGCCTTCAACATAAACGATATAATCAGCAGCACATACATTGTTTTCGATTGGTACAGTTAAATCAAAATTGTTTTCATCTTTACCAAATGCAAGATCGAAATTATAGTCATCTAATACACCAATATCTTTTCTGTCTGCATCAGCATAGATTAAATCCATTTTGGTTCACTCCTTTCTTCAATCAATGTAATGTCTGCCTTCAATGCCCCTTCACAGGTTACTATGCTTGTACCAGGTTTAATCTTTTGGAATATGAAAGAATCCCTGTTCCTTTGATTAAAACAATTTACCTGTTCACCATTATATCTAGTAAGTACAATGGTTTTTTGAACTGAATCAATAGTCAGGTATTCCCCTGTTGATATAGTCACATCAACATTGTATTCATGACCATCAATGTATATTTTGGGATTTGATATGAAGCCATATATGACCATTCTGAAATCAGTGTCCACAAATCCAACATTGTTGATATAAATATTGTTAAGTTCTGAAGCATAGTCATATTCAAAATCATATTCATAATCAAGATAATCAGATGTGCTTCCTGATGTTGTATTGAATATAACTGTTGTTTCTTTGATCCATGAAGGATAATCTGTCTGTACTGTCAGGCTTAATTCAAGATAGCCTTTGTTTTGAAGGTATTTTGTCTTTTTGCTTCCTGTTATAAAGCACTTCAAACAGTAATCACCAATGATGATTCTGCCATGCTTATTTGCAAGCACATCCTTTTCAAATACCTCAAAGATTCTGTTCTTGATTGCAAGCCCTTCACTCTCATTTCTGCAATATATAATTACAGGGATAGTCTTTGTGACTACCCCCTTTTTGAATGAAGATATTTTGTTGTTTGCTGATGTTACATTCCAATCATAATTACGCAAGTCATTATAATTGACATATAGCCCATTCTTGCCAAACTCAATAGATTCATTTATATGATTGATATATTTAAACTTTTCAAGCACTTAATTCACCTGCCTTACTAGTCTTGCAAACTCTCTATTGTTGATGCCAAGACTTACACCATCCATAAGACTAGGAAGCACTTCAAGAATGTTTTCCATCAATTCAATCATTCTATCAAGCTTTTCATTCTGCTTCTTTCCACCACCAACTTCAGCTTCCATATCTTCTGCAACTTTTGAAATCCACTTTTTGTTCTGATCCAAAGGAACAACAGCTTCTGCACCATTACCTTCAAGAAGTCCTATCTGACCTTTTTCAAGGACACCACCTTTTTCAAGTTGTGGCACATCTAAGCTTGCAAGCTTGCCAAGTTCTACACCTGGAATCTCGTTAATTACACCTATGACACTGTTGATTGCATCAATAAATCCGTTAATTATACCGATTGCACCACTAAGGACACCATTAATTGCAGTTTTAACAGCACCTGTGACAGCATCACCGATTGCAACACCGACTTCACCAAACATTGATGTAATTGCATCCCATGCATCTGAACAGGTTGTTTTGATTGATTCCCAAATATTTGAAAAGAAGTCAGTTAATGGGCTGAATACCTCACATATCACTGACCATGCAGCATAGAAGGCATTCACTACTATGTCAAGGGCTGCTTGACCTGTAGCCTTGATTGCTTCCCACATTCCTGACCAATCACCTTGGAATAATGCGATAAAAAAGTCTACAATTCCACCGATATAGTCGAAGATACTTTGGAAATAATCTTTGATTGCACCAAGGTTATTTTCGACACACTCAATCAGCCATGTGAAAAATGGCACTATGTAGCCTTTGAATATGTCAACGAACCATGCCACCAAGCCTGCAATGGCATCAAACACAGTTCTGAATAATTCACCAATTTTGGTGATTTTATCTTGGTTTTCTTCCCACAGTTCCTGAACCATTCCAATCAGTGACTGAATGAATGGAATAATGTATGTCACAATGACCTCTTCCACAGTTTGATATAATTCAATGAATTTAGTTGCAATATCCTCAATGGCAGGTGCTACATTCTCACCAATAGTAGTTGCTACCTGTGTGAACCACTCACACAAGCTTGTTAATGCAGGTAAGATGACTTCTTCCCACCATGTTCCAAGCATTTCAAACTTTTCAACTAGCCCTGCAAGGTATACTTCAATGAGTGGTTGCAAGGTTTCTTGTAGCCCTGTGAAAAAGTCCTGAATCTGTGTTGCTTTTTCTTCACCAAATATGGATTCCAACACATCAACAAAGATTGCTGATGCACCTTCACCTTCTTTGATTTTGTCAGTAAACCATGCAATGCCATCTGCTATGCCTTTGATTATAGGAATTGCTTTTTCTAACACAGGCTTACCTATTACAGCAAGAAAATCTGTCCATGATTGCTTCAGATTGCCTGTCTGGTTTGTCCATGTTTCAGATTCCCTTGCAGCCTGCCCCATTGCACCACCTAATTCATTGGCTTCTTCAACCATAGCAAGCAATGTTAGCTGTTTTTGTGCTTCTGACAAATCATTGAATGATTGTCCGTATAATTCATTTGCTTTTGTGTTTCGTGTTACTTCAGTACATGACACACCAAGGGCTGAATCATTCTCATAATTTCCTTTTAAGAATGATTGCAAGCTTTCTGTGGTTTCTTCAAGTGACCTATCATAGAAGGCTGCACTATCTGCAATGGCAATCATTGACCTGTTTGCAAGATCAAGGGCTTCTGCTGTGTCCATACCTGACACCTTTGCAAATGATGCAATTTTGGTGTATGAACCTTTCATACGATTTTCAAGGACACCTGTTTCTTTTGCAATAGCTGAAAGGCTGTCTGATGCTGCACTTTCCATGTCACCAAATACCTGTGTGAACTGTGATTCCATTGCACCTGCATCTGCTGCTGCTTCAATACAGGCAAGCCCAAAGTCCTTGATTTTATCAACTGCAAAATATGTTACAACAGCACTTCCAATCTTTTTGAAAGCATCAACCATCTTTCCCTGACCTGTTTCTGCTTTGCCTGTTGTCGCATCTATAGCACTGTTTGCTTCTGAATTGTTTATTGCTATTGTTCCAAACAATTTAAACAATTCCATAAGGGATTCACCCCCTTCTTTTGTGTATTAAAAAAACACACGAATTATCGTGTGTTACCTCTTTGAATATGTTTGTATTTGTCACCAAGCCTTGCATCAATTCTTGGTGTTAATTCCCCTACTAAAACACCTGAATCAAGCCTTATGTCCATTGACAAAAGCTGTTCTAATAAGGAAATCACTGTGTTTATCCGTTCTATAAGTATTGAATTTGACAAATTATCTGTTGTGTGCATACGTTCTTCAAACTTGGCTGTAACTCTATCAATCCATTGTGTGTTCTTCTCTAAAGGCACAACAGCTTCTGCCCCTGAACCTTCAAGAATACCCACTTGACCTTTCTTCAGAACACCACCTTCAGCAAGTCTTGGCAATGATAATTTCTTAACAGTTCCAACATTGATTCCTGGAAGCTTATTTGCAAGCTTGATAGCACTGTTAATAAGCCCTATTCCCTTGTTTATGGTGCTTTCTATGGTTGATAAGACCTTATTCAAGGCAGATTTCACAGCATTACCCATTGATTTTCCTAATGAAGAACCAATGGAACTGAATTTTGACTTGATTTTTGTCCATAACCCACCAAAGAAAGAACCCCAACCACTGAATACGGACTTGATATTTGACCAAGCCTGTTGAAACTTGCTTCTGAACCATGAAGGGATATTTGAAAAGGCATTTTTGATTTTAGATGCCATGTTGCTGAACCATTTGCCTGCACTGTTCCATGCATTCTTGATTCCGTTCCATGCATCCTTGCCTGCCTTTTGTACTTGTTTGAATTTATCGCTGAACCATGAACCGATATTGCCAAGGGCTTTTTTGATTGAGTTCCAAGCTTTCACAGCACCATCTTTGATAGTGTTCCAAGCCTTGAGCCAAAACTTTCTGAAGCCTTCAACATTGTTCCACAGATAAATAAATGCAGCCACAAGCCCTGCTATCAGTGCCACAATCAAGCCTATAGGATTTGCAAGCATAGCTGCATTCATTCCCAATATGGCTGTTCTGACAACCTTCACTGCATTGGCTGCTGCTGTCATAATCTTTGACCAATTAAGAATCAACAAGAATGTTCCTATCGTCACAGTAGCCCCAAGAATAATTCCTGACCACATTTTAATAGTTTCTCCATTCTCTTGAACCCATGTGATTATATCCTTCACCTTGTCAACAAATGATTGAAGCTTTGGAACAGCTACTTCCACCATTTCAGCAACCTTATCCTTAATTGCTGTCATGATAGGTTCACCGATTGCACCAAGCTGTGCCATTGCATCTGTCAGCCTTTGTTGTGCTTTTTCAGATTCAATCACATCTTTGTTGGTTTCCTTGTACTGATCTGAAGCCTTCTTGTATGTCTTGTTCAAGGTGTTCATGATTAAATCTTGTCTTTCCTGCTCTGTTGTGCATTTAGCAAGCTTATCATTAAACGCATCTTCACTTATACCAGCCCAATTAAGGGCATCAGCAAGTGAACCTGTCACAGTACCTGTCTTGGCTGTTTCGTTTGCAGCTTCGGTAAGTCCTTCTATTGGCAAACTCTCACCAAATGTTGCATACACACCTGTTGCTATGTTTGTCCATGTACTCAATTCTTTTTCATTATCAGCAAGAAGTGCAATGTGCTGTGATGCTTCCACTGCCTGTCCACTATCACCCAACACTGCATTCAATTCTGTATAAGTATCTTTTGCATTCTTGGAAGAAAGCCCTGCTGTGGCAAATGCCGATTCAAGCAAGCCCATTTCCTTCCTGTATTCTCTTGTACTTTCAATAGTGGCAATGAATGCCCCACCGATTGCCAAGCCTGCAACTCCAATTCCTGTTGCAATCTTGCTTGCCACTCCACCTATCTTCGAAAAGGCATCTGATACTTCTTTCTCTGATGCCTTTGCTTCAGATGTGGTTTCTTCTATTGCCTGTTTAGCATTAGTATTGTCTATGGCTATACTGCCAAATAATTTGAACAATTCCATGCTAATCACCTTTTCTATTCAGGCACAAAACCTTCCAATATGCTTATTGAATTATTGATAGCTGTTTCAAAATCCACAGGTTTTTCAGGTTCTTTTTGTTGCTTGCACTGTCTTACAAATTCATCAAATGTTTTGTCATAAACTTTGTGCAAATAAATATCCCACATTGTCTGATCTTCATTTTCCTGATTGACAATCTCAATGAGTTCTTCAATGAACTCTGCCAAACAACCTGCTTCAATATATTCTTCTAACAACAAAAAAGGACTTGCATATCTTTTTGACAGCAAGTCCATGAATTTGAAGTAGTTTATTTGAGTAATTTTGAAACAGCCTGAATAAAATCTTTAAATTCTTCCTTTTTGATTACATCAATAATCATTGCCACAAACACATCCATTGGAAGTTCAGCAATATCTTTCTTGGATATTCCTGAAAGACTTGATAAAAGCTGATAGATATATTCTTCACAAGCTGAAATGTTGTTAAGAAGCACATCTGCCACACCAAGGGCAACTGTAAGCCCTATTTCCGATACATCAACATTTGGTGTATCATCCTTTGATGCCTTTTGCATTTCTTTGATAGCTTCTTTTACTTCGTCAGAATTAAAGCACTCTTTAAATTCTTTAATTCCTATTTTTGAAAGAATCTTTGAAACAGGGAATATATCCCTTGCACATAATTTTCTTAATTCATATTTTACAACTGTTTCACTCATACTCAAATCCTACCTTTCTATTTTTCAGAAACCTTTGTTTCCTTTTCAGGCAGGGCTTCAACATAATGCCCTGCTTTTTCTATCTCTTTGAATCTTTCTTCTGTCACCGAAAACTCTTCATTAAGCTTTCTGACCTTCTGTGTTGTCTTGTCAATGAATGACTTCACAACTTTAACCTTAATATCTGCCTTCATCTACTATCCCCCCTTATACTGTTGCTTTTGGATAATAGATGTGCCAAGGTAACTTATCAAGGTTGCCCTGCTCTATTGATGCATAACAACCAAATGTTGCTGCAACAACTGCACCTTCATTGTTAGTACCTGGAAGGGATAAACCTGAAGTACATAAGGCATTATCTAAGATAGCAATGATTTCCTTGCCCTTTAATGTCTTACCAACAAAGGCAATATTCTCCCAAAAGTCACCTTCTGAAAGATTTGCTTTAGATTCTAAAAGAACCTTTGTATCATCATCACTTTCTAAAATCTCTGCAAGTGCTGTTGCCTGAATAATCTCTTCTGATATTTCTGCAAAATTGGTTGCAAGTTCTGCTTTTTCACCTATCTTGTCTGTGAGTTCCTTGATTGGTATGTTTACACCATCAACAGCAGCCTGATAAAATTCAGGTGTGATAGTTAATGTTGAACCACCATTAGTTGCACCAACTAATGATTCAGCAAAGTTCCAACCTGTGCCTGCTGTGTATGCCAATCCTCTATGCACTGTACCTGCACCAAGCATAATTTTTTCAGGTGTTCCCTGTGTTACTCCTGATCTTCCTGCTATCATTTATTTCACACTCCATTCTTTTATAGTTAAATTAATTTGCATTCTTTTGAGTTCTGCATCCTCTGTTGGAATGACTAAACTATCAGAATAAAAAATAGCCACCACACTTCCTGTTTCTGTAGTGACTATCAATCCACCTTTTGGATCAAATTTCTCTTTTATTTTTGCCTTGGCTTCTTCTAAAGACAGCCAATCTGCTCTTGAAAACCCATTCAATAAGAATGTGGTTTCTTCCTTTCCATCTTCACTTAATGGCTCTATCTCTTGATATTCACCTGTGAAATATGGATATACAGGCTTTGCCTTTCTTTCAACAAGGCTGTAAGCAAGCCCCATTTCAGACATGGCATTCTTTATTACATCTAATGCTTCAATCGTCATTTCATCTTGCCCCCTATCACCTGTTTTGCCCTGTTGATTAAGGCAGATTTCAATGATGTGAATGCTTTGTGCAATGCTCTACTTGGTGTTTTACCAAATGTATGATGCCATTTGCCCTTATCATCCTGATAAGTCCATCCACCTTTTCTTCCATCACCTTTTAAGGCATATTCACCTGTTCCAAACTCTTCCCATATTGCATTCTGAAGTGGATTTCCTACAGTGCAGACACCTTCAAATTCATCAACATCATATTGCCAATGCCCCTTCAACTGCCCTGTTCCAACCCTTGTATTCCTCTTTGCCTGTGCTGTTAATTCACCACCTGCTTCATACAGATATGCAATGCAAGCATCATCAAGGGCAGCTTTTACAGCAATACTGTTATCAATCAATTTCACTGACATAATCACTGCCCCCCTGTATATTTAAGATAAATTTCATAGTGTTGGTTCAATTCCATAGGGTTATCAATCAGAACCACATCATAATTCTGCGAATTTGCCACCATCCTTGCATTTTCTGAAGTAACCTTGACTAATTCACCATTTACTTCAATAAATTCAGGAATGGGCTTATAATCGCATATAAAAATATGTGTTGATTCCTGTATCTTTGCATTGTATGTGGTGTATTTTGATTCCCCTGAAGATAAATCAAGAAAACCTTTTAAATCAATCACATCTTCCCATGATTCCACATCTTCACCGATTTTGTTCTGTGTTGTGGTTCTTACCTGAAGCATAGCTGTCATATTGCCAATTATCATATAAGCACCCCCTAGAACCTAGCCTTCTTGTAAGGCTTTAGGAAGCCAAGCAAAGACTTTGGATAACCCATTGTTGAATTATCTCCATCCATGTTGAAATACGTTACAGAATGCCTTGAGATGGTTTCTGATTGAATACCGACTTTCTGCCTGTTTTCCAAATCCCATTTCACAAGGTTCACAACACCCATCTTCACATCAGCACCATATTTGACTTTGGATATAGTTGCATTTGCATAATCGTCAATATCCTCTTTTACAAGGAATGTGTCACCCTGTATTTCAGTAATGGTGTAAATGCCACAATCTGTTGCAACATCACCCATTGACACCTGAATTGTGTCACCTACTTTGAATGGTATTGGTTCACCTGTTACAAATACACCTGCAATAATGTCTGCATGAATCCTTACAAATGGCTTCTGATGGAATCTGTTGTTGGTATATTTTCTGATATTCTGTTCAAGTGCCTGAAGCATAACTTCAAGCACCTGTTCAGATTTATCTGTTGTGATAAATTGCTTTAATTCCTCAACTGAAATAATCATAGGAACACCACCTATTCTTTAACAGGCTTTTTTCTTGCTGCCTTCTTCTCGCTTCCTATGCTGTCAAGATTGGCACACTTGGCTTTGATGGATAACTCTGAATAGATAGCAGAAGGTTCAAAAGCCAATTCAACCTCTGAACCCACTGTGAAGCCTTTATCATCCCATCTAACCCTGAATGCCTTGCCATTGGCATATAAAAAAGGAAGCCCATCAACAATAATGAATTTATTCATATTGCCAACACTCCCTTCTATTAGCCATTAGTTTTGATAACACCCATCTTGACATTCTTTGGATTGAATTTAAGTGACCAGTTTGCAGATGTTCCAAGTTCTGCAAATGTTGGTGATTCCTTTGCAATCTTATCAACTGCAAGTGATACACCATTTGGATGAAGAACCTTACCCTGCTTAGTGTAGAACATATCTGTTCCTGCTGCTTTTTCAGGATCATAATTTGTTGTGTACTGCTTCTCGTAGTTCTTCTTGTCAGCAGACTTGAATGCACCTTCACCGAATAAATAAGTGCTGAATACAGGGAATCCTGCAACAGTGTTATCAACTGTGTAATAATCTGTTACAAGTGGAATCTTGCCACCGATATGAGGAAGAACAACTTCCTTCTTCACTCCGTCACCTACTGTAAACTTGTCATACTCAACAAGCTGCATTTTCTTGTAGGCTGCAAAAATCTTTGAATGAAGAACGATAAGACCAAGACCACCTGCCATATCACCAAGTGCCTGCTGCTCTGCATCAATTAATGTTGTATCAGCAATCTTGTTAGTGTCTGCCACTGTTCCTGTTGTTACTGATAAATCTAAGACATGATCCTGTAATGCTTCCACACCAAGAACTGCCTTTGCAATGTTCATAAGCTCATTTTCCCATACCTGTGTATAGTAGCCCTGAATCTTGCCTTTGATGTTGTCAAGTGGCTTTGCACCTGTTAATTCCTTGGTGAAATCCTTTGCCTTGAATGCCTTCATTCTCTGAATAAGCATACAAGTCTGCTTGTCACCTGCAATCTCTACAGGTACATTGTCTGTTAAACCATCATTGTTTAACGCACCCATGTTTTCATCATGAATGTTAAGTGGCTTGTACATAGGAATTGTAGCCACGTTTCCTTTTGAACCGATTAAATCCATAATTGATGAATCCTGCTGCACAATGCCTGATGCCATGATTGGATTTGACCAAAAATCAGATTCCTGCATCATGTCAGAAAATACTTCCTCATCAAAATAAAATCCACCGAATAAACCTTCTCTTGCCATGTTATATTACCTCTTTTCTTTTAATTTTTTGCAAGCTGTCTATAAACCTGCTCATTCTGCTGTTTTAAAGCAACTCTTGCTTCATAGTCCATACTGCCGAACTGTTCCTTTGTTGGAATAACAGTCCTGTCATCATTACCAGGCAATTTATTATCACCTAATACCTGATAGCCTTCTTTTCCTGTTGAAGCTGTTTCAAATGCCTTTGGTCGCATTGTCTTTAAACTCTCAACAATGCCTTCAGCACCTTTGATATGTTTGTTTTCATCAAGTTCTAAGGATTTGCCCTCTTCTTTGAGTTTGCTTTCATACTTGTAAGCCAAGAACTCTCTTTCATCCTTATCAGTGACACCTGCATCCATAAGCATCACTTCAAATGCATACTTGGATTCAGCTTCCTGAAGTTCTTTCTGAAGTCTTGCATTCTCTGATTCATAATCAGTGAACTTCTTCTGCATATCCTCATTGCCTTTAGATGCCTTTTTAAGTTCTGCAATAAGGTTGTTTGCGTTTGTCAACTCTGTGTCCTTGCCACTAAGCTGTGCAACAATATCTTCATACTTCAGTTTGCTGACATAGTTGCCTGAATTGATGTTTTCAAGCTTAATCTGCTTATCTTTGTTACCTTCTGCACCATTATGTGCATTGATCGCCTGTACAAACTCATCATAAGTCAGGGCTTTATCTCCATAGATTTCTTTTAAAAACTCCATAATATTTCCTTTCGTTGCCTATGTTTTTAACTGTGGTTTCACCACTTGGCAGATGCCTTTTATATGCCATGCATCAAGGGCATAATATCCATGCTTTTATCTGTCATCAGGACATTTGGACATATAAAAAGGGCAAGCATTTCTGCCTACCCTTAGTTATTGATTTTACAGAAGCCCCAAAAGCTTCTTCCATGTTCTGTTCTTTGCTGTGATTTCACCATCAGCAACACATCCATTTGCTTTCTGATATGCTTTAACTGCTGTTTTGAACTTCACACCTGCAATTCCATCAACTGTTCCACAGTTATATCCAAGATGGTTCAAGTATGTCTGAATAACTCTTACCACCTTATGTCTGTTGTTCTTTGTTGCTGACACTGTAACTGTCTTTGACAATGTTTCTTTGCCTGCAATTCCGTCAACCTTTGCACCACAGGCTTCCTGCACACCCTTGATGAATGTTGTCTTTGCATCATCTTCCTGTTTTACTGTGCCATTGTAGTTTGGTCTAATGATTGTTTTTATAGTGGATTGGCTTCTTGTTCTCTTCATAACCTCACCACCATTTGAATCATTGCCAACTGCTGTGTTGCCTTCAATAGTTTCATATGAACCATCTGCATTCTTTGAATAGATAAATCCAATATGATCTGCAACACCACTCTTATCAAAATCAAAAAGTACAATATCACCATACTGACCTTGATTCTTTGGAACTGTAATTTTTTCCTGACTACCCCATAAATCCACACTTGGACAATATGCTGTCTTGCATCCGTTATAGAATAAATCACTAGCACCTGCCATTCTGAATATATCCCACACGAAAGCACAGCACCAAGGATAGCTTGCACCACTCACTGCCATTCCATAGTAATGTGTATTGAATATGACATTGTTGCTGTTTGCAGGGCTTTCTTTTGTGCCTACATAGGACAATGCCTTATTTATAATCTGTTCTGCTGTTGCCATATTATTATCACTCCTTATTCTTATTAAACCTTGACCATAATTCTGTCAGCTTTTCCCATCCATACATTGCTACGAATGCAACAAGGAATCCTGCCATTATAGCTGCAATAATCATGTACCAAAGAATTGTCTGTTGTATGTACTGCATATAGGCTATAAATGCCACCACAGTGATTGCTATTGAAAGAACCAGTACAACAATATCTGTTGGAATCTTGGAAAGAACACCAACACCCTTGAATACTTCTGTTATGGCTGACACTAAAAATGCAAAGATGCCTATTACAGCAAGTATCACTGACATGCTCTGAATTACTGCTTCCATGTTTCTTCACCTTTCCTTTCTTAAAAATTTGCATAGAAAAAGGGCATCTTGTGAACTCGTCACAAAAATGCCCCTTGTCGCTTTGCCTTTGTACCCAAATTTCAATTTTAATCATGCAAGTGTGATTTCCTTGCCTGATGTGTGAAATTGCCTTAAATCAAAGAATTAAAAAAGCACCCTTGCTTGCAGGATGCTTTAATGTCTTTTTTCAGGGCTGTAAAAGCCTATGTCTTATTTAATTAAAAAGCACCCTGCATTTGCAAAGTGCTTTGTTTACAGATATTCTTTTTCCAAGTTAATATCAAGACCGAACTCTTTCAAATCCATTTCCCTTGCTTCTAATTCATTCTTGATTGTATCTAATACTTCATAATATGCCATTTTCTTACCTTTGTAAAAATCATCACCCTTATTCTGCTTTGATTCTTCAACAGTATCATTGGCATTGTCTATCACTCTTGATATGATGTATTTAATTGCTTCTTCACTTAATTTATTCATCATAATCACCCCTTGCCTTCAATTCATCAACCCTATCATTAATAGATTGATTAAAGTTGCGAATCTCTTTTTGCCAATGTTTTATCAATCCTTTTTGTTCCCTAATATCTTTATCATTCCAATCATATATATATTCTTCAGGATTGTTTATCTTGGCTTCGTGTTCGTTGATTTTTGCTTCATACTTCTTCATTGCCTTTTTTAAAGAATTAGAACTTTGGTTCTTTATGTCTTTTTCAGCAAAAAATTGTAAATCTAGTTCTATTGTACTACTTTTTGTGGTTTTTTCAAGTGTTTCTTGACTTTTCATCTTTTGTGTGCTACTTCGGACACGTTCTGATGCCTTCATGTACTTATTTTTGAAATCGTTATAGTCCTTTGCTTTAATCTCAACAATGCCTTCTTCTTCATCCCATTTGGTGAAGTCATTGCCTACAGCCCATCTTGCCCTTTGTAATAAAGCACACCTGCAATTAATAACCTCTGAAGCCTTGCCTTTTGGATCACCAGGGTACATAAGACCATTTGAAAAAGGTTCATCAAGTTCTTTTATCTCACCATCAACCTTCCTGTGGCTCTTTCTTGTCTTTCTGTCAAGGCTTGCATCCCACTGTTTAACTACATCAGCACCTTTTGATTTTGCCTTGTCGCAAGCATCCATTGAAGCCTTGCATTGTATTCTATGCCCTTCTGTTCTTGCAATCCTCATTGCATTGTTTAAGCTTATCCTTGCATATCCTGATATGTTCCTTGCTATCTCTGCATACATCTGACCTGTTGCCAAGCCCCTTGATATTTCACCTGCTATTTTCTTTTGCAAGTCCTTAATATCAAAGGCAGAATATAAGTCTGTGGAAAGATTTGTTTCATGTTGAATAGCTGCAACAATCTGTTCTTGATTCAATGGCATTGCTAAAGGAACACCCTGCCCCTGTAGATTGTACATTGTACCGATAAAGCCATCTTCATAAGATTTAGCAAGATATTCTGATACTGTTTCAAACTCATTGGATTGAAGCTGTTCAAGGATTGATTGCACCTGTGTTTTCAACGCTTTCTGATATTCCACCTGATATATAACGTGCTGCATATCTGCATCCTGTCTTGCCATCAGCATTTCTATCTTTCCATTGATTTCTTCAAGTGCATCCTGATAATTCTGTTTTAAATCTTCAAGAACCTTCTTTTCATTATTCAGGTATACTTGCTGTATTTCCTTCTCTTGCTTGTTCACCTATATCACCACCTTCAATCCCATTCAAAGCATCCTGTGCTGCATTCAATTCACTGTCTGCTTCGTCAGGATCAGGAAGCTTGCCCTTGATTTTATTCCAATCTAAGTCCATAACCTCACATATAAGCTGCATTAATGTTTCATTATCAAGCTTTGCTGCAAGGTTTAACAATGTTGTTATATCTGCCTGCCTTGTCTGTGCTTCTGTAAGGGCAATCTGTGCATTTTCCTGTGCATTTGACATTGTTTCAGGCTTGAAATTGAAATACACATCTTTTAATTGATAATCTGTACCATTATTTTCATTGATTTCATCAAGCACAATCTTAATAAGCTTTCTTAGGAACTGTTTCAATCTGATAATCAGTTTAGAACACTTCAAATCTAGCAATGCATACATTGCCTTGATTGCAATATTGGTAGTTGCTGATGTATCTTTCAGCCCTGCCATATTAAGTCCAAAGCCAAAACGATAAATATTTTTTTCATCTAATTCAAGTTTGGTTATTCTTGCCTGATATGGAATATCAACTGTGTGAACTTCCATTCCACCTTCTTCATCTAGTCCAATAAGCTTTCTTGAAGAAAGATTTTTCTGTAATGCTTCTAAATCATCACCTTCATAGCCTTTAATTACATAAGTGGGCTTGTCAAAGTCAGCAAGATTGTTTGTCAAGCCACTACTCATCAAATCATAATCATCTATTAAAGGTTTAATAGGCTTTAAGAATGAAACCTGCTTCTTATTTGCTTTGAATCTGAAGAATGGGATGAAGCCAAAATCCTTGAAATATGTCTTATCATCCTTTTCTTTCTTGAACAATGTGTGTGGTTTAGGATTGATTTTTGCAGATGTGTCAAGTTCAATCTCACCATCCCCATCCTGCACATAGTAATATATTTCTTTTGAATCCCACACCTGAATCCTCTTAATCTGCTTCTGCCCTTTGTCTATCCTGTCTACATAGTGATATATGACATATTCACAGCCATCATCAGTGTCTTTTGCTCTTATCTCTATAACTCCCAAGGAATCAGCACATTGGAATGCAATCTTCCCTTCTTCGTTTATATAAGCATATGCATCACTGAATCCCTTTGTTTGTCCATCTGTCAAAATCTCTGACAGTTCAGACATAAAATCTTCATTCTCATTGAAGTATGAATCCATTTCTGCTTGAAGTTCAGGCATATCAGATTTAATTATCTGTTCATCACCTGACAGAATATATTGTGTTGCCTGATCCACCAATTCTGAAAAGAATGGATGTGGTATTTTATAGTTGCTGTTGTACTTATCTTCTACCAACTCACCATCACTGTTGTAATAGAATATCCTGTACTCTTTTATGTCATGTTCTGCATTGTAATATGCATCACCTATTGCAGCTTGCTTTTTCTTCTCTGACAATGCATCCTCATTCATAAAGTTCTTTATCTCTTCTATTGTTAGCATTTATATATCACCTCTCTTGTTTTAATATGCCCTGTGGCTTTGAATTTGCCACCATACAGCCACTTTTATTGTCTTAGTGCCCGTTTCCTTACCTAAATAAAAATAAGCCCTATAAAAGAACTTTCTTTTTCTTTCTCCATCTTTCACACCCATACCTTAATGCAGCCATTGCATCATCCATAATTGGCACAGGTTCATCTTCATATTCCCCTGTTTTTTCATCCTTCTTCCATTTCCATTGCTGAAGTTCTGCAATAGTATTGGTGCATTGTGGATGTACATATATATTTCTTTTTATAGTCTTATTCTTAGACACAACACCCTTCAGCCAATCAATCTGTGCTGCCTGATACTTCTTTTCAACTGTCTTTTCCTTTACAACAGGCTTTGCCCTGAATCCTGCTGTTTTCCACATTTTGATTCTGTCAGGCTCTGCACTATCACACCACATTTCCTTATTCATGGGGAAGCCCTTTTCAATGGCAAGTGGTATAATCTCTGATGTTTCCTTTTCATACACATAGACTTCATCAAGGATGTATATATTATCATCCCTAATGCCTAATAAAAGAATTGCATTGGCATGATTGAATCCAAAGTCTTGTCCAAGTGCTATATCATCATAATCATTAATATCAAGGGAAATGTCCTTGACTTCCCAATTATGAAGAATAAGACCACCGACTTCACCCCATTCACCAAGCCCATATATACGATAGCCTTCAGGATCAACTTCTTTTCTTCTTTCCATTCTAGCCTTGTATGCTTCATCAACAAATCTGTTCCCAAGATATGTTGAATGATGTGTCAACGTGTTTGCATCTACCCTGTCAAAGAAGTTCTTCTTTATCCAATGATTCTTATTTACAGGGTTAAATGTCATTCTGATTTGATAGAACTGCCCCTGTGGAAGTTTACCACGCAATCTATCATCTATTATTTCAAAGTCAGCCTGTGTGATTTCTGTTGCTTCCTCAATCCACACATCTGTCAATTTGCCCTTCTGAAATGTAATTGACTTTAGCTTCTCACGTTGCTTATCATCATTCACACCCCTGAATATTATCTTGTTGCCATTTGCCTTGCAGGTAAGCTGTAAAGGGCTTAACTTAATATCCCAATACTTATCAGCTTTATCCCCAAACATCTTATAAACAGCACCTGTCAATTCTGCATAGGTGCTATCTCTATTCGTTATATCAGCCTTTCTTATACAGACAAGGTTTCTTCCCTTATCTCTCATAAGCCTTAATATATAGTTCATAGCTGTATCAACTGATTTTCCTGAACCTGCTGAACCTTTCATGATTATATATCTTTTATTGCTTGAATCCACTTCTTTGAAAGAAGGATTCATTTCAACAGTGATGTTCACTAAGCATCACCTTCCCCATAATCAATATTGATATTCAATTCCATATCAACATCAGTTTCAATTCTATCTGTATATATGCCATATCTCTTTCCAAGAAGTTCAGCAGCCTTCAATCTGTCCTTTTCAGATGGTGACTTCTTCATTTCCTTGGCTATTGTGACACCACCTGCACTTTCTGACACTAATTCAGAAGATTGGCTTTCACCCCTTAATACAGATGTAAGGTATCTTAGAACTTCATCCTGATCGGCAATCAATGATTTCTCTTTCTCTGCCATTCTCGCATCAATATATTGTTTAATGCAACCATTTGCAACTAATTTATGTGCATTGCCACGTGCATACTTCGGTGAATACCCAGCTCTAATAGCTGCTGCTTCACAATTCAAATCTATTAAATACTCATCAGCAAACCTTTTTTGTCTTTCATTCACCTTGTACACCACCTTTCGCACATAATAAAAAGCAAGGTTGTTAGCCTTGCTTAATCAACTCTTTTCCTTTTTTTCCTCTCTTTATTCTTGACCTGATTGTTTCATACTTCACACCACTAATTCTTGACCATTCAGCAATCGTGTGAAGTTCTCCATCTATTTCAATTTTCTTATTTGAATTTCTATTATTGTCCTGTGTCAATTTATTACTCCATCTACAATTAGAAGGTTCATAGTTGCCATTTGTATTTATTCTATCAATAGTTAAATCATCAGCATATCCATTTGCCATAGACCATTCATAAAAGGCATCAAAGCTATTCTCCCATTCATCACAAACTATAATTCCCCTTCCGAAGTATCTTTCGCTGCCTTTAAACTCATAATGGCATCTTGATTTCATAGAGTGCCAAATTCTATACAATCTCGATTTTGACTGTCCATGCGTTCCCATTGTTTGAATTTTTAATATACCTCTTTTGCAACCACAGCTTTGTACTTTCGCATTTCTTAACTTTTGACTTTCAACAGATATTTTATTCCCACATTGACATTCGCAAATCCATTTTGCATTCTTATTTGTGCTAATGTCTTTTGCTATAACTGTTAAATATCCAAATGTATTACCTCTTAAATCTATTGCCTTTCTCCCCATAAAAGCACCACCTTTCTATATGGTATATTCTACCATATACCCTGCCCTTATTCAAGCAATATTTTTAGTGTTTTATAAAAAAGGCAATACCTTTCTACAAACAGCCTGCAAGAAAAAGGAGAAAACCTTGCAGGCATAGAAAAAAGGCACTGTCAAAAGGGGGAAGTTTTTTGACAATGCCTTTCATAACTCACATAATATTATATTATAATAATAACACCCTTGTTTTTGGCATTCAATACCAAAATAGTCACAAATAATCACAGAAAGTCACAGAAAGTCACGAAAAGTCACAGAAAGTCACAGAAAGTCACACTGTTTCATATTCTCTCTTGTCCAATATCTCTTGAACATACTGCAAAGCCCTTCCATGTACTGTTGTAATCCACGTGTACTGTCTTTTCATTTCTGCCTGAACCTCTTTTAATGTTTTCCCCTGTATGTATACCCTGTGTAATATGTCATATTCAAGCATTGGTATCTGCTCTATAGTGTCTGTGATTTCCTTCTTCTTGCTTACCAATGCTTCTATTTCTGATTTCATGTCAATACTCTTGTTAATGGCATCAGCCATCTTCTGCTGACTTCCTGAAGATTGAACCCTTTCATTCCCTATTGATGCTGTTATGCTTTGTGCCAATGCATCCCACTTTTCAGCTTCAAAAGTTTTATTCAAGATCATAGTGTCTATCTTTTCATATTGTTCAAGATATTTCTTTGCATCCAATGTTTATTCCCCCCTTATCTGTTCAAGAAGATGCTCTATGTCAAGATGCTTATTGGTTTTCTTTACATCATTAGTTACCAAACATTCAACACATCCATTTTCAGTAAATACATCTATCTGTTCACTGATACGATCAAGAACAACACCCTTGTAATCATTGAAGCACGTTACCACATCCCCAACCTTAATTGCCTTGCTTTCCTCATAGGCTTCTAGTCTTTTGAGTGCTTCTTGTGGTGTAAGTCTTACTAAAATATCTTCAAGATAATGTTCGTCAATACTTAATGCCATTTCTCTTTCATCTATTGGCATTTCAAATATCTTCTCAACTAACTCCCAAGCATCCTTTAAGCCCCTGTTGTATTCAGCCTGTTTCAATTCATCTATCAGTTCTAGTCTTTCTTTGACCTCATCATACTTCTGCAACTTATCCAACCCATAATCATCAAACACCAATGCATTGAATCCTTTTATTGTATAAAGTGGATCACCACCCATAAGCCCAAATGCTGTTTCTACCTCAATAACAAATTTATCTCCTGAATTATATTTACTCATTGTCTGCACCCCTTCCTTTAATTCAACCAATACTTCTTAACACAATTCATAATCTGTGTTCTAAATGGAAATGCCCTGTCATAGCACCATATCTTTATAAACAGATAACCTATAAATTCACGAATGATAGCAGATTCACTATTGCCTGTGCATCCTATCTTAGTTCCATTTATGACAAGTGTTTCTGTTTGTCCGTAATTCCGATTGATAACATAATCACAATCATATCCAAACGCATCACACATTGGCTGTAATTTCTCTAATACTGATTTTCTCTTCTTCATCAGATAATCATAATGTTCATCATCCATTATCATTCAACCCCACCTGCCTTTAACTGTTCTGCAACTTTGTCAGCTAAATCACAATATAGTTTGTCAATATCCATTGCAACCGAACCAAAATCATCTTCCCCAAGTTGAACCATTCTAAAAATTCTTTCATAGACCTGTGGTACGACATTTGATTTCTTATACTGCTCAGCAAAATCATCAATAGCCTTGGTGTAGCCTTTTGAAAAATTAGTTTTAGAAATGTTGCATTCTTTGTATATTTTCAACTCTTCCAACCACTCTGCAAGCTGTTCGTGTTCTTCTGCAATATCTTTTAAATTATCCCAATCTTTATATTGCTCTACCCTGTTTCTATACTTGCTTATTGCTTCATCTATTGTCATACTTTGCCACCTCTTTCCCTTTGACACGTTCCTCAAGTTCTTTCAGCTTGCGTTCTGTTTCTCGCAATCTCTCATCTATGCCTTTTAAGGCTCTGCTTACATCATCAAATAGTTTGATTACATCTGTCACTGTTCTTCCCCCTGTTCTATTCTTAATTGATTATTGCTTTCAAGAATGCCCTGAATAAGTCCTTGCAACTGTGGTGGCATATTGCCTTCTTTTCTTTTACGTTCTGCAAGCTGTTCATATATCATCCTGAAATTTGCCCTGTCTGCCGATACATTCTCACTCATGCATAAATTCCTGAAGCCTAATCTTTGCACTGCCTTATATGTAAGTTCATCAAAGCTTTCCATTGCTTCTTGTATCTTGTATGATCCATAAGTTCTTATTGCACTGCACACTGTGTTCCAGGCTTCACCCCAATCAGGAATCTCACCTTGTGTCACTGTGCTTGTCATTTCCCTTATGTCTGCAATGGATGGTGACCATTTATTGTTCACTACCCATTTTCTAAGTGCTGCTTCAGCAACATTGTATGGAATATCACAAACCTCTCTATACCAAAGTTCCATTGCCTGTTGATTTGGCAGGATGTTTTCTTTTGGGTAATAGGTTCTTAATGCCATTGCAAATGTTGCAAATTCCTGTTTAGTCATATTAATTTCCCCCTTCACCAAATTCTGCAGCCATTCTGTAGAAATCATTTAATTCATCAGCTTTGGTCTGCTGTTTGTATGTCTGTCTTATAGGCTTGACTTCATTGTCTTTTCTAGCCCAATTCCTTATAGTTGCATAATGGCTTTTATACTTCTTGCCTGTAGATGCAACATAAGAAGATAATCTTTCAATACGTTCTTCATAATCTGAATATTCAGTTTTTAGTTTTTTCAACTCTTCATCAGTTAAAAGAACATTGTTATATTCACCATATTTGTGTTTAACAGGTTTATTTTTCTTAGGCTTAGTTTCACTTTGTATGAACGAAGATTCGTTATACGAATCGTACCACGATACTTCATTGTCATTGTCATTGTCATTGTCATTCTCATTATCAATTTCATATTCATTAATAATCTTCTTAACTGTTTCATTCAGATCATCTTTATCTTTTATGTAATTGAATACTTGACCTATAAGCCTTCTGTTTTTAACCTTTGACATTTCCTTTTTGATACAATCTTCAACAGGCTTTCCACCCTTCATGATTGAATGTCGCAAAAAGTTTTTGATTGCAATTTCCTTGGTTTCTTTTGAATAGATTATGATTTTATATTTCTTTTCAAACCTATCAAGAAGAACATTGAAGGCATCTTCTGAATAACCCATTTGAAAAGCTGCTTGTTTTACACTTATTTCATAGATTCCAAGTTGTGTTGTGAATGGATTTGACAGAAGATAAAGCATGAAATATTTATCTTCAGGGCTGAAATCATCCACCTTGTTATCTGTCCAAAAAGATGTATCAACTATCCTTTTCACTCCCATAGCCTTCACCTGCTTCCTTTAGGTTTTTATTTGATAACAGATCAATATAATTTGAAATCTGATTAAGCAAAAGCTCAACCATAACTTCATTATCATCAACAGTTAAGTATGTTTCTATTAGACTATCAAGCATAGTGGCTTTTAAATCTGCAACCTTAATTGTTTTATCAGGCATCTTATACACTCCCTTCTTTTTATCTATCCCAATCAAGCTTTGTTCCACATTTATGACAGTAATTTTCAGGTTTTTCAATGTCATTTGTTCCACATGAAGGGCATATTCCCCATGTACCTGTTGCACCTTGGTTAAATCGTGCAACTTTCTTTGCCACCTGTTCTTCTTGTCCTATCTTCCTGAACTCATACCCTATGACTTTTATTGCCCTTGGTTTTCCATTCGTTTCAATCGAACCTTCTTTATTCATCTGCATCAGATGTGAATGCACTGCTGATGTGCTTTTCAGATTCACACCATCCCCAATTTCCCTGACTACAGGTGGATAACCATTTTCTTTTATGTAAGATACTATGAAATCAAGTATTTCTTTGTTTTTACTGTTGCCCTGATTCACATTGTTCATTAGTTCCACACCTTCTTTCTAACCATTCTGCTTCTATCTTGACACCTGCTAATTCATACAAGGAATCTGCAAGCTGTTGTTCTGTTACAACACCCATTTGAACCGATTCATACAGTGAAGCCACATCCTCAATAAATTTAGGTGCTTTCTTCTTGGCTGTTTTCTTCCAGTAATCTTCAAATAATATGATTAATGGAATTGACAACATATATAAAAATGCCCTTTCGGTTGCTTCCTGTTCCATTGCTTCTGCGTGTTTTTTAGCAATAGCTTTCATCTGTGCAAGTTCCAAAGGGGATAACCCTTTGTTTTTTGCTTTTTTTATTTGTTGCTGCATTTTATTCATTACACATTCACCTGCCTTGCATATTCTCTGAAAGCTTCTTCATTAAGCATCCTTTGTTCTTCAACAGCATTATTCCCTGCTAGTTCAGGAAATGCCCTTGTGATTTTCCTTCTGCATCTGCCTACAGTTTCTATAGGTGGAATGCCATAATCTTTCAAGTGTGTATGTACTTCCATAAAAGGTTGTTTAAGTGCTTCAGGATTGAGTGTTTCGCACACTTTGATATACAAATATATGTCACTGTTCCTTGCTCTTTTATCCTCTGTAAGAATCTTTTTTACTAAATCACTTGTTGTCTGAATTTCTTTTGATTTACTCATATTTACACCTCACTGATTCTGATGCCATGAACATGAAGCATTAATTTTCTTTTGATTATGTAGTCCTTTGTTTTAAAGCCTTTTGTATCTTCAACAATCAATTCCTGATTGTCTACATCCCAATATGTGAAATCTGCTATATAAGAACATTCACGTTCAATGCATTTCCTTTTTCCATCAACCACAGCATACTGTGCAGGGATAAGAACAAACTTGACTTGCCTGCATAAATCCTGAATTGCAGATGCTTTTGCAAGTAGTCTTAATTCTTGGTATCTGCTCGCTTCTCTTTTGGAATCAAAAGTAATTCCATCTATTTCAACTTTTTTATTCTTATATTTAGATTTTTTGTTCCAAGCCATATTGCCCCCTTTCCCCCTGCCATGTTTCAGGCAGGGCTTAAAATGGCTTACAATAAGTATTTGTGATATATTTTATAGTGCCATCTTTGTGTATGTTTCTTTTTGGCTTTACCAAGGTGTTTCAACCTATTTTTTATATTCATCAGGCAAGAATGAAAAGATGTGTGCAATTACATCAACTGTCCATCCATTGCCGATTGTTGTATATCTTTTTGAATCTGCAATACCTTCTGTGTAGCCATCAGGCAATGTTTGAAGTCTTTCATATTCAACAGGAAGCAACTTTCTGCATCTGCCTTCTTGATATACTTTCTTTTCCTGATAACCACCACTAACACAAGTTAATGTATTGCATTTTCCGTTAAGGTTATAAACTTCTTTTGTATGCCTTTGGCTATTAAGTTCTAATGTGCATTGAACCTTGCAATCATCACCATTGTATTGAAAAGGCTTGTTGTACCAATATTTATCAGGCACATCTTCAGCAGGAACCACTATATCTTTTAATAAAATACCTTTGTCCTTTGGTTGTGTTATCCCTTGAATATTTGTCCAATAAAGCCTTTTTCTATCAGCAGCACAAACCAAATTTGAATTTATCATTACAGGTTGAACTCCTAACAGATCGCTGATAACATCTTCCCATACTTTCTGCATAGGTACATTCTCAAGCAAAAAGTATGTAGGTTCTATTTCTGTTAAAAGTCTTTGATAGTGATAAAACAAGCCACTTTTAGTTCCTCTAAGCCCTGTACATTCTCCCCTATCAAACTTATATACACTTAAATCTTGACAAGGACTTCCACCTATAACTAAATCAATTTTTCCTGTAACTACTTTTTCACCAAAAATCCATATAAGGTTTTTAACAACATTATTTTCATCAACAATTACTTCTGTTTCACAATTCTTATATAGTGTTTGTGTGTGTTTATCATAGTGTAATGTTTCAATATCCCCTATTTGTATAATTTCAGGGTAATTCTTTTTTGAAATCTTTATTGCGTTTGGTTCTATCTCGCTTGCAAAATATTCATCAACTGTAATACCTGCCCTTTCAAATGCAACCTTTCCACAACTAATTCCATCAAATAAACTTAATACTTTCATAACTCACCGAAAGGGAATCATGATTTTATGGTCGACCAACCTTGTTTTCCTTTCGATTTTTTATTTTTATTTATAAATAACTTTTTCCAAAAATACTTCTGAACTCTTCCCTTGTTCCATGTGTAGCTTCAAAATATGTCTGTGCAATCTTCTTCAATTCAATGTCAAAATCCCTGTTGTGGTGAACACCTTCTGCACCTGTATGATGATTTACACACAACCATACTTTAAGACCATACTTTTCTGATTGCTTCCTGTTGGAAGTGCCATAACAGATGTGATGGCTGTGCAGATCGTAAGGTTTTGCACAAACAAAACATTGCTTGTTATCTTGAATTATGCTGTCCATTCTGCATCCTTTCCCACTGTTCAAGCGACCTTTTCATGTCCTCTGATGTTGGTGTATCAAGCCCCATTTCCTTCATTTCACTTATTACACCATCAAGCAGCACTGAAAATTCTTTGGTGTTGTATGTACTTGATCCAAAGTAACAAAGCATCTGAACAGCAACTTCACCATTAATATTGATTTCACCTAATATCTCTGTTTCTCGCCATTGCTTTTGAACTGCTTCAACTGCATTTGGCTTTACACAAACAGGTGTATACTTGCCATACCTCTTCAACATTTGAAGGTATATATCCCACTTGTCAGCCCTTAATGCTGTTGCAATAGCCTGAAGGCATACCCACAACAAAGCATTTGCATCAAGGCTTCTTTTCTGCCTGAATTTCACAGCTTTGATAGAAAGCTTGTCCACATCTTTTATGTTTTCAATCTCATTCACAACAGATGGTTCATTAATTGTGAAGGTTATGTTGTATTGATTTGTTTGCCAATCTCTTGACACATCTTTCAATTTTCCAGTGAACTCCATCAAAAGCCCCCTTCCTGTGGAAAAATCCCCTTTTCCATACACTCGCAAAGATATAACATTCTTGGTTCATATCTTTTTATAAACTCTTCATCATAGGCTATTTGGTGATGTGATAATCTTTCAGCATCAATATCCCTGAAATAATTGTTGTAATCTTCAGACAATAATGCATAAGCCACAATCTCTGCTTCATGGATGCCTGCTGCATACATTTCAACATTCACCTGCATTCTATAATTGGCAGACACCTTGAAAGGCTTATTGGCATTATGTGTTTTTATTTCATATATCTTCTGACTTGTATTTCCATCTAAATTGACACGCAATCTGCCAATTATGATTTGCTTGTCCATTTCAAGTCCAGGTATATTTAATGCATCAAGTATTTTATGTTCATAGGCTGTGCCTGCCATCATTGCATCATTAGTGAAGTTGTTTTGAAGCAATCCCAATTTCACTTGCCACCATTTAGCAAATGTTTTAGTGTTCCAATTCCCCATCACATAATGTGTATCACTAGCCCCAATATAACCTGATCTGTCTTTATCACTTATCATTGCAATTTCTCAATATGTGGTTCAGGTTCTTTTCCACAGCATCAAGAATCTTGTAATAATTCATATACTGTCTGAACTCTTCTTCTGTTCTTTCCATTTGCTTTGCTATATCTGAAATTGACAATCCACCTTTTTTCTGAATAGCTGTTACAGTTTCAAAAACTCTTTCCTGAACCTTTAAAATGTCATGGTATGTATCAGCCTGTGCCTGTGCTTTTCTGTCGTTTTCTTCTTCTTTTAGCCACAAAGAGAATCCAAGCCCTGTATACATTGCAACAGCCTTTACAAATGATCTTGTCATGCTGTTCCACACTCTCTGTTGGCTCATGCTGTTGTCCTTGACAGGATTTGCACCATTCATAACAGGTGATTGCATATAATAAACTTTGTCATCAATGTGAATTTCAATTTTTGTTTCATAGCATCTGTTAGTAATTCCATTTTTATCTGAAAATACTGTGTCAGATTCATATAAGCTGCTTCCATTCTTAGGATTTGGAACAGGTAAAAAATACACACTCTCTGCCCCATTTTCATGAAGTAAATCTATGCATTTGTTATAAGGCAGATAATCAACTCCATCCCTTTTTTCACAAAACTGTGTAACATCAATTTCCCTTAATTCGTCATACGTTTTTAATGCCATCTATTCTTCACCATCCTTAATCCCCAATATTGCTGCTATATCTGTTGTGGAAGCATATTTGTTTCCTTGCATATATCTTTCTATTACTTGTACTTTCTCACTATCCCTTACCAGTTCTTCATACTCTGATTTGGGAAGTGTTACTGTTGCCACTAAATCTGTTAAGCCATAATTAGCCATTGTTTATCCCTACTTTCTTAAATTGCAGCAATCTTTCTTGTTATGATTCACAGCTTCTTTCCAATACTGATAATGTTCATCAACATCTTCACAGACAGAAACTTCGTCAAATCCTGTAACTTTTGATAGATATTGAATCTTCGTAGAAAGTGGCAAGTGTTCATATCCTGATTGCTTCACTGTGTAATCTGAATAATCAAGTGGCAACCATTTCTTGATCCAATGATTCACCCTTAAAAATTCAACTATTATCTTGTTGCACTTGATACTGTTCAGCCTGTCAAAATCCACAAACTGTGGAACATATGGGGATAACCTGACAGCCACATCAAAGCCTAATTCATAAAGCTTTTCTATAGCCCTGATTCTTCTTTCTGTGCTTACTGCCTTTTCACATGGAATCCAAGTTGTTGTTATTTGAATATGTGCCAAGTCCTTGTCAAGAATGTGAATGTAATCACATATCAAGTCAGATTTAGTCACTATCAAATAACCTATTCTGTGTTTGTTCAAAAGCTTAATAGTTGCCTTTGTAACCTGCATCTTCTCTTCCAATGGCTGAAAACAATCTGTCATTCCACCAAGCCTGATGATTGTGCCTTCAGGAATCTTTGCAATCTTTCTTTCAATCTTCCTTATGTCTGCCACTGATGGTTCATTTGCATTCCACAGCTTCCTGAAATCCAACAAGCTTTTTGCATAGCAATATGAACAATCGTGTTGGCATCCACATCCGTATGTATCAAGTCTTTTGTTATAGTGGCATTTGCCACCTTCGTTTCCTGTTACTTCTTTGTAAAAGCTTTTAAATTCTTTCATTGTGATACCCTTTCAAAATCTTAAAATGTAGGTATCTTTTGTATTTTTAATTGCTTTTGTACTCTGTGAACTCTGCTTGCTTGAAATCTCTATCATCAAGCATAAATTCACCTAAATTCCATCTTCTTTCTGCTTCTTCTATGGAATCTACTTCAACCACTCTTTCAAGTGTTTCTCTGATGTTCACAAGCATTTCATCACCTGCCTTTACAGCCAATAAATACGATTTTTCAGTAAAGGTTTAATGTTGTAACATATCCAACAGCAACCCTTATTGAACACCTGTGTATGCCCTAAGAATTTGATTCTTTTCTTGAATATCAAGATTGATAGCTTGTCTGCATATTTTTCATAGATATTTGCCCTTGAAGGTGTTTCCAATGTTGCAAGTGGCAACAACAAACAACAGGCTTTTATCTTCCCTTCATCTATCAATTCAAATGTCCTTTTTATAATGTCATTCTGAATTGAAAATGGTGGATTGCTTATCAGCAAATCACAATCTTCAGGTGGCTCTGTCTTAAAAAAATCATTGCCTAAATCGTCAAAGATGTGTGTTGCCTTATATTTCAGGTTCAATTCATCAGCCTTCAATTTAAACTCGCTATCATAGTTATTGAAGGGAAACCATATAGAGTGAAAATCTTCAATATGTATCAGCTTATAAATATCTTCAACAACATATCTTGGTGTAGCCACATGATCTTTGCTGTTCTTCTTTTCCATTTCATAAGCAAGATTTAATTGTGTATATTCTTGTTGCATCCTCTCACCTACTCCATCACATCATCTGTCCAAACTCGAAATTCATCATTGTGACAATTTTCACAATAAATCACATCATTAATTCTGTAACAATAATCATCCTGTATGCGTTCCCTGCAATGACAGCACCTTGGTTGTCTTTCCAACTGTGCCTGCTGTCTTGCATCATGCCTTGCAAAGTCCAATATTGGATCATCTGTAAAACTCAATGTTCACACCCCCTAAATGTTGTGTATATGCCTAAATAAGAAAGACAAACTAAACATATACAAGCAGGCATTAATGATTGTGAATTAAGTGCCATAATGCAGACAAAAGCAACTATTGCACAGATGATTGCTATGATTTTGAATATCTTGTGTTTCATCATTCGTTTCACCTTCCTTCTTCGATTTGTTTCACATTGAATGGATCGCTTATATCACATCCATCATATTTTTCAAGAAACTGTTCCAATGTGGATTTTCTGCATTTAAACCTGCCTATCTTCATGAATTTGATAAGCCCTGCCTTTTGCAACTTATATACATAGTCAACATTGGTTTTTAGTATTTCAGCCACTTCAGGCACTGTGTAAAGCATATCTTCCATTGCAGCACATCCTTTCTATCTCAATTCACATTTCGTGAACCATATGCACAAAAAAATATTCGTGATATTCACATGGCTGAATATCAAGAAATTCAGGTGCTGACATTCTCACAATATCTTCAGGCGAAAACGCAACTTTTCCATTTAGTTTTTTTGACATAGTTATCAAAGAAAGTCCATATGCTTTTGCAAATGCTGTTATGCTTCCAAACTTTTCAATGATTCTTCCTCTAAGCTTGCTATAATCAAACTTCATTTTTTTGCCCCCTTTCCATTCACAAAGTGTGAACTATTATTTTAAAAAAATATGTATCACTACAATTCGTGTTCACAAATAGTGAAGCACATTATTTTGTGGTTTTCACTTCGTGAACTATTGTTATATTAGCATAACAATATAATTGTGTCAATACAAAAGTTTAATTTTTGTAAACTTTTACTTTAAATAGTTCACGTAGTGTGCTATTATGTAATTACTCCAACAAAGGAAGGTGATTGTATATGAATGAAAAAGCAGAACTTAAAGACAGATTTCAAATGGCTCTTGATTTAAGAAGAAAGAAGGCTGCTGACCTTGCAAGGGATTTGAAAATCCCAAAATCAGCAGTAAGTCAATATTTATCAGGAAACAGAACTATTAAGGATTCAAAAAGGTTGTATGCAATAGCAAAATACCTGGATGTGTCTGAAGCATGGCTGATGGGCTTTGATGTTCCAATGGAAAGACCTTTGGAACAGAAGAAGAATGATGAATTTGTGGAATTGGTGGATAAACTCAAAACAGAAAAAAAGTTCAGACAACTTGTCATAAGATTAAGTCATCTGAACCAAGAACAGCTTGAAGGGCTTATGAAGCTGATGGGTATTCCTCTTGATTAGATTCTTCATGTTCCATTACTAAGCCATATATTAATTGAAGCAATTCTATATCTGTAATGTGTGGGAGTTTTTTGATGATTTGATTTTTTTGATATTCTATGTATTGATTCAATTTGCTTCCCCCTTTCTTACAGAACAAACGTTCTTTTATTATTATATCAGATAATTCATACAAATCAATGGTAAATTTTATTAAGTACATTATATTGTACTTAATAAAGAAAGGAAGTGTTTATTTATGGCTAAATTAAACATAAGGAACAGAAACAAAGATAAATTTGATAAAGATGGCAAGCAAAAAGCCCCTAATTGGGAATATCGTTTTGAAGGTGCAAAAGTAGATGGCAAAAGAAAGCATATAACAAAGGCAGGTTTCAGGACAAAGAAGGAAGCTGAAATTGCAGGAACAAAGGCAATGGCTGAATATAACAATGCAGGTTTAAGATTTGAGCCTTCTGAAGTGTCTGTTTCTGATTATCTTGATTATTGGCTGAATAACTATTGCAAGATGAATATTGCTGATTCTACTATGACAGCTTACCAAAACATCATTAAGAAGCATATCAAGCCAAGAATAGGGCATTACAGACTGAAGGCTGTGAACACTCTTATCCTTCAGGAACTAATTAATGATATATATGTTAAGAATAGCTTTTCAAAGTCATTTATGAAAAATATACTGAAAGTTCTGAAAGGTGCTTTCAAATATGCCAAGGTAACTGCAAAATTAATTCAATCAAACCCTGCTGAAGATGTGTGCCTTCCTAATATGTCACCTGATGCAGATGCTGAAGAAATCATCATACTAACAAAGGACAATGTGAACATGATCCTGGATAGGTTCAAAGGTTCACCTTCTACTTACTATGCCATTCTTACTGCATACTACACAGGATTGAGAGTGTCAGAAGTATATGGGCTTACATGGGATTGTATCGACTTTGAGAATAAGAAGCTGACAGTGAACAAGATTGCCAAGAAGATTGAAAAAGAAGGCAAAGTGTCTGAAGGTGGAAAGAAACGTGGTATTCGTGGAAAGTCCACAACAAAATGGTATTTTGGTGCTTGCAAGACTAAATCATCATACAGAACTATTGATATAGGCAGCACACTTCTAAATGCTCTGAAGGAATACAAGCAATGGCAAGAAGAAAACGAAATTGCCTATGCTGAATTATACACCAAGCAATACTTGAAGGATGAAATCACTACCACTAACAGAAAAGTGCAAAGAGTGATTCCAATGCAGGATATGGATTTTGAAATACCTATGGAAAGAACATTCCCTGTGTTCATAAAAGAAAATGGTGAATATCGTGGTTCAGACACAATCAAATATGCATCCAAGGTTATCAACTGTGAACTTGGCATACACTTCAATTTCCACGCATTAAGGCACACACACGCAACTATGTTGATTGAAGCAGGTGTTCCTGTAAAGGCTGTGTCTGACAGGTTAGGGCATGGCAATGTTAGAACAACACTTGAAACCTATGTTCATGTAACAGAAAGAATGAAAAGTGAAGCTGTGGACAAATTTGAAGAAATGGGAAGCCTTGATAATCAGGCAACCATCATTCCATTCAATGACCTTAAAAGAAAAGTGTCCACCAAATCATCTTGACTTGGTGGACAAATTATAAAGGGTGGACACAAGGTGGACAAAACCACAATTCAGCACCTTGTGAATCTTCTACAGCCCTTGTAGAATCAACGATTCAAGCAACAATGTTTGAATTTCTTACCACTTCCGCATGGACATGGATCATTTCTTCCTATCTTTGCACTTTCTCTCTTAACAGGACCTTTTTTAGCAGAATCATCTCTGTTAGTACCTGTAACTTTAGCTA